GTGTGAGTTTTGTGCCACACTAATCGATAAGTGGGTGGCAGTTGATGAGCCAATTTTGAATCTGAATGAGGCAATCATTGGCAGGGACGGCGGCATATTCATCAACAACTTTGCGCAGAATGACGGCTACGACGTACACCCGAACGGACAGTGTCACCCGAAGTACCGCGTTGTCAAGGCGTATTTGAATGCTGAACGACGAATCATCGACGATGAACTAGCTGATTTGGATTTGCGGTGCGAGGAATGCGGACGCTACCTGAACATCAAGGGCGTTACGCAGATGATTGCGCAAGTACGTTGCAGTAATGCGAAGTGCAAACATGTTAATAACATCAAGATCGTAAACGCCGCCTCGACAGATGAGCAGGTGCGTTATGAGTTCGATAAATCGTAATCTGTAGTCTTAGAAATAAGACGAGAGCAAGACGCTCAAATTGGACGGGCAAGCAGGAGTCGAAGCATTAACTTTAACAAGGAAAGAAGCATGAAGTTCTGGAAGTGGAGCAATTCCGTTTTATCGAACAATCAAGAGCTTATACTTGACGGGCCTATCGCGAGTGATACCTGGTGGGGTGACGAAGTCACACCCGACCTCTTTCGCGAAGAACTCAAGCAGCATGCGGGCGAATTGACAGTTGTTATCAACAGCCCCGGCGGCGACGTGTTCGCAGGCTTGGCAATCTATAACGCACTCGTGAATCATAACGGAAATGTCACTGTCAGGGTTGATGGTTTAGCGGCGTCGATTGCATCAGTAATTGCGATGGCAGGCGACAAGATTATCATGTCGCCAGGCTCAATGATCATGATTCACCGCCCGTCCGTCTATGCGGCTGGCACAGTGGATGACATGGAGAAAGCCAAGGATGTGCTGATGAAAATCGAGGAGGGCATCACGCCTATCTACGCCAAGCGGACAGGGCTGAGCGATGAAAAGATCGTTGAGCTGCTGGAAGCGGAAACGTGGATGCTTGCCGATAAGGCTGTCGAGCTTGGTTTTGCCGATGAGGTGTCTGAAGCACCAGAGAAGCAAAAGCAAGACGAGGGCGTACAGAATGCGATGGGTATGAACTTTGCATTCAGTATGTCGGCCGTAAAGCAGGCAGATGCCAAGCCAATGCAGAGCCTGGTTGAACAAATCAAGGCGAAAGCAGAGGCGGAGGCAGCTAAGGCGGTGGAGCCTACCGAAAATGCACCTGAACCTGAAACGAAAACTGACGAACCAGCGGCACCGGAAGCCGTGCCAGAGGCAGAGCCTACTGACGAAACTGAGCAATCAGAGCCGGGAGAACCAACTGATAACAATCCTGAGGAGGATACGGAAATGGATCCGAAAGATATTGCAAAGATGCAAGTTAAAGAACCAGCTGATCCAGCAGCTGTCGACAAAGGTACTGTCGTAAACTACCTGGACACGCCAAAGGCATTAGAAGACTTTGCTGACGTGCTGGTAGCACAGGCAGGTGCTGGCGCGGCAGCCGTTCGCGAAGCGTGGATGGACAAGCTTGAGGCTAACGGTGTACAGATGGCTGTCACTGGTGCCGACAAACTATTCCCAACACCAGTCGTTGAAGCGATTGAGAGTGCATTCAAGGCGGGCGGCCCAATTTGGAATCTAGTCGATAAAACTGGACTTGATGCCTACAACACCGCTTGGGATACCAATACTGACGGTGCGTTGGGACACCAGGCAGGCAAAGACAAGAAAGAGGCTACGATTGCTATCGAGAACCGCGTGCTCGAAGGTCAGTACATCTACAAGTACCTCACCCTGGACAAAGAGACTATCCGCAAGAACAAGAGCACTGGCGCACTGTTGCGTTACGTCTTGCAGGAATTACCGAAGCGGATTATTGCGTCAATCGAGCGTGCAGTGGTTATTGGCGATGGTTTAGAGGATACTAGCGACGACAAGATCAAATCGTTTGTGTCTGTCAAGGCTGACGCTAAGGCTGGCAACGTGTTTGCGAAAACCTACACACCGAAAGCCAAAGAAAGCCGTCGTACTTCAATTCTGAATGCGATGGACTTGATTGAAGCCGAGGGTGATGTTTATATCGTCGCAAAACGCGGCTACATCACTTCATTGAAAGATGAACGTGGCAGCGATGGTCACATGCTGTATACGCCAGGCGTTAATATCCTAGAGGATTTGGAGTTGGCTGGTAAAATCACACCGCAGTGGTTCAACGACACCAATGATCCTGATAACGACGCATATCTGATTGTTTTCAATCGATACAAGGTAGTCGGCGATCAATCAATCGAGAGCTACACCAACTTTGCGTTGAAGCAGAATAAGCACGAATACTTGCAGGAAATCTTCGCAGGTGGTGGCTTGAGCGGCATCGCGACAGCAGTGGCTATTAAACATGTAGCCTAACAGAGAGGGGCGTAAGAGATGGCAGCATTGGTAACTAAAGAAGATATCGAGGGCGTACTTTTACGCCCCCTTTCTGATACCGAAAATACTTACTTTGAGCGGCTATTGCAGCAGGTGACGGAGACGCTGGAAACGCTGCTGGATGTCAAGATGCAAGGCGAGGCAAATACGCCGCGTCGATATGAAGCAGCCTGCGGCTCACGTTTTCTAATTGTCGATCCGTTCACCAGTTTACTACCAGAGGTAACCACTGAGAGCGGCAAGCCGCTGGTAGTCAAGTGTGTAAGTCAATTTGACGAACTAAATGCCAGCTGGTTCAACATCATCGAGATGGCTGAGCCGCTGGAGGCGGGGCGACATGTTGTCAAGGCGGCGTGGGGATACGGCGAGCCGTTGCCATACGGCTTGAAAATCCTCATCGCAAGGCTATTTGACACGCTGTCAATAGCTAATCAAGGTAGTTTTTACAACAACGTAAAGTCTGAGACGGTGTTGAGTCATTCAGTAACGTACGACAACACTAAGCAAGTTATTGATCAGTTCGCTGAGGCGAATGTTGACCTGCTGGCGAAGTTCGTACGGCCAGTCAGTTCGTGTGTAGTATCTGGTGATACGTTCGGCACACCACTGAGCCAGCGTGGAGTTCATCGCTATGATATTTCGCGATAGCATCACCTTGGTCGCACCCGTAGACGGTGTATACCGCCAGACGGGAGGCGAGCGGCACAGCGTGAAGTGTGTCATCGAGCAGACGAGCGGCTTGACTCGTGGCGGTAGCTACGACGCTATGACAGGCGATGCCAGAGCATACCTGGACGGCCGAGATAGCTGGCTGTCGTCAACTGGCTACTCAATCGAGGGATATTTCGCCGAGGTGACGTTGTTTGGCGTTAAGCGGGTGTACCGCGTCGCTAACGTAGCAGTCGGCAGGGCAGTCATCACCAGCGGCACAGTGCAGCACGTCGAGATTGAGCTGGAAAGGCTCGATAGAGAGGTGTAATCATGCCGGTCGTCGACAATACAGTCGCTGTCAAACGATTCTTTCAGAACCAGGCAGCTACAGGGCTAAACGCTATGGCGAATCACACTCTGACAGTAGCTAACCTCACCGCACCATTCAGGCGTAGGGGGTCGCTAAAGTCCCGCAATGTCGAGGTGCGGCGAATCGGCAGAGACGCTATCAGATTGACGTGGAAGCCAGTTTGCTCACAGTATCAGAACCGCGGCAGGCGTGCGAATGGTACTCATGTGGTACGTAAGTACACCACGGCCGGCACTGGCAAGGGTTTCGTTGACGAGGGCGTGAGAAGCGCCATGAAAGATTACAAGAGGTTTTTTAGATGAATGTAGCATTGGAGATTGCAAAAGTAGTGGCTACTGTCGCTGGCGGGGAGCTTGGTAAAGATGTTTTTGTCGGGCGATTGCCAGCAAGCAAGAGCCAAGACGGTATGGTGGCGGTTGCTGCTAGCGGCGGTGAATATAGCGGCGGCAGTTTGGGCAATACCAAGTTAACTACGGAGCTAACAATTACTGTAGTAAAAGCTGATGCAGCCGAGCTGTACGAGCTTGACAGCAAGCTACGTACGGCACTAATGCAATTGCCATACACTGATGCGAGATTTATTCGTGTGAGCGTATTTCCGATGCAAGACAGCGACTATGAAGCCTCTGAATTACGGATGGGGGTATGGAGTGCCCAATCTGTAACATTAGTTTTGAAAGATTAAAGCAAAGGAGCAATTAAAATGGCAATCATCGATTACTCTGGCTTGACCCACGATCTATATTTCGGGGACAAGACTGGTAAAAACTTCAAAAAAGTTCTGGCTGTGCATGATCTGGAGCCGGACAACGACGCGGAAGAGGTTGAGCGCAAATTCATCGACGGTACAAACCTGAAAATCGTCAAGAGTTTCACCTCAAGCATTAAACTCAAAATCACCGACATCGGGCAGGAGAATTTGAAAAACATCGTGCCTGGGCATGTTTATAACAGCGGCGAGACTATCGACGGTGTCGAGGGTGTGACTGTCGGCGAGGGCGGTGCGGTGCAGGTCGGGCTGAAAAAAGGCTCATCAATGCAGGTGCCGGGCATACTGAAGCTGGTGCCGAAGTTGGCGTCGCAAGCAAAACATACAGCATACATGCTGGACGCAGACGCTACGCTGACCGACTGGTCGCTAGAGGACGGCTTGATGGAGTTCCAAATCACCGTGAACGGTAGGTTTATCGAGGGTGATTTGACATTCGCCTAGCCATAACAGAGGTGGCACGCCTCTAAAAAACATCGTGTCAATAGCCAAAACGTTAAAAAGTAACGTAGTTTTGACAACAGAACTACGAGGAGGGAGAGGAAGATGGCTTTTAAGCTTAAAAATCAGACGGAGAAGCGAGTGTTGCTTGATGTTGAAACGCCTGGCGAGGGCGAAGACGTCAAGCACTACAAATATCTCATTCCGCGCATCAAGCAATACAAGGCGATGGAGGCAAACACTGCCCGCTTGAAGATTAGCGGCACTGATGGCAAGTCAATCACCGGCAGTGTCATCGTGATGGACATTGTCGAGCGAACGAAGACTGTAGAGGGCGAATTGTCGTTGTACGAACTACTCAACGAGCTTGACGCCGACAATTCTGACGCGCTGATTGAGGAGGTTTTACGTCTGGCTACTACGAGCACCGCGAAATTAGCAGCCGAGGGCGCTGAAATTCAAGAGGTAGAAGCCTAGTATGAACGAGGATTTGCAACCTGATTTTGACCAGGAGAAATACGAGCGATTCATTCAGAGTCAGGTTGACAAAGTCCTTTCGAGTTTCGAGGAACGTGTTTATTTAATCATGCGGCACTATCCGGCATATGACCTGAACGCCGCCATGGAATTAGACACAGCGGATGCGATATCGATGGCTAAGTCGGCGCTAATCAGCGAATATCAATCGTCAATGATGTTGATGTCAGTCATAGCCTCGTCGATGAATAGAGAATCCTACAAAAAAATGCGCTCATCGATCGAGAGCGCAATAAAGAGGTTGGGCTGATGGCACTACTGCCGTTTGGTGGTGTTGACGTAGCCGCGACCGGTGTTGTAGCGGTCGACTATCTCACCAGCCTTAAAGAATGTGTAAATAGACCCGATATACATATAACCAAGGGTAAAGGTGTATATGATTCCGGTCTTGATATCGCCGATATAGAAATACGGCAAACCACTCAGCATAGGAATAAATCCGAGGAGCGACCTTTTCTTAAAAGTTTCGACGTCTTTCATGCAATAAGTCCTTTCTTTAATAAAGAAATTATATCACAAAGCGCAGCACTATGAACCAAGGAATAATCACCATCACCTACAGAGTGAACAAGTCGGAACTCGACAGGGGTATTGACGACGCTCAGAAAAAGATGAAAAAGGCGACAGCAGAACACGAAAAAGACACAAAAAAGATGTCTGATTCGTGGAAAAAGGTTGGCACCGGTTTTGCGCAAATCGGTAGTGGCATCCGGTTGGCGGTCGCTGAAAGTGCGGCGGTCGTTAATAACGAACTAATTTCGCCCGTCACCAACAAAGTGGCAGCCCTGGGTAGCAAGGTTGGCGCTGGGCTGGCAGCTGTCGGCGACCGTGTTGCTAAATTCGTTGAGCCGGTCACAAGCAGAGTTTCTGCTATCGCCACGAGAGTTTCGACGGCGTTTACTTCTGTTGGCAACGGAGTGATAAGCGCTATGACACGTATGAAAGATGGGGTGCTGAATAGAATAAGCTCAATAACAAACGGCATTGTAGGGTTTGGTCAAAAAATAGGCGGCGCATTCGTTAGTGTGGGCAGCACTATTGCGGCGCCATTCATAAGCCTGAGTAACAAGGTGTCGAGCTTTCTTGCGCCAGTCGGACAAAAGATATCCGCCGTGTTTGGTGGAATCGGCAATGCAATCAGCACTAACCTCGCGCCTGGGTTGTCAACTGTTAGCGCTGGTATATCTGAATTGACGAGTGGGGTCACCGATAAAATTGGCGGCATGGTGAGGCAAATATCACCGCAGTTGGCTAGCCTTGGCACAAAAATCAAAGACAAGCTAGGCGGCGCTCTGTCTGCTGTCGGCAGTGCAGCTGCTGGACTAGGCAAGGCGTTTTTGGTCGGCACTGCCGCCGCCGGTGCTGCTATTGGTGGGCTGGCAGTCAAAGCAGTCAAGGGATTCGCCGACTATGAGCAGCTGGTAGGCGGTGTCGAGACTTTATTCAAAAACTCAAGCGATACAGTCATGAGATACGCTGAAAATGCGTACAAAACCGCTGGGTTAAGCTCGAACCAGTACATGGAGACAGTCACCAGCTTTAGCGCCAGCCTCTTGCAGGGTCTGAAAGGCGACACTGAAGCGGCTGCCAAATACGCCGATATGGCCGTCACAGACATGGCTGACAATGCCAACAAAATGGGCACTGATATTGCAAGGATCCAGGATGCCTACCAGGGTTTCGCAAAAGATAACTTTACCATGCTCGACAACCTGAAGCTTGGGTATGGCGGTACTGCCGGGGAGATGGCGCGCCTAGTCAACGAAAGCGGCGTGATGGGCAAGTCATTCAAGGCTACAGCAGAGAACGTCAAAGACATTCCGTTCGACAAGCTTGTCCAGAGTATTCACGTCGTCCAGGAGCGAATGGGCATCACTGGCACCACTGCCAAAGAGGCGAGCGAGACTATCAGTGGCAGTTTTAACTCGATGAAATCGGCATGGTCGGACTTGCTGGCTGGTATCGGCAACGAAGATTTAAGCTTGGATCAACTCATCGGGAATTTCATGACCTCTCTCGAAACATTCCTGAAAAACCTAACGCCAGCACTCGCGAAGTCGATTGGAGGTATAGCTCAGGCGCTGCCTCAGGTGGTTGACCAATTGTTACCATTGATTCCACCGATAATGCAGCGTTTAATACCGGCTGTTGTGCAAGGAGCTGTAGCGCTTATTCAAGGATTAGTGGCGGCATTCCCATCGGTACTACAGGCGCTACTACAAGCTGTTCCCGCCCTGGTTGCGGCAGCTACGCAATTACTCATGTCGTTACTATTGGCATTGCCAGATGTAATAACGGCACTTGTTAATTCGATACCTGCTTTAGTTAATACAGTAGTGGACGTTTTGAGCAATCCAGAGTCGTTGCAGCAAGTAATCATGGGAACAATAACACTACTGCTGGCAATTATCGACGCGCTACCAACTATAATCAATGCACTTGTCATCGCTATACCACGTATCGTTGACGCCATCATTAATACAGTGACGAAGCCAGAATTTATCGTGAAAATGGGCGAGGCGGCGGTTCGCCTGATGTTTGGAATCGTTAGAGGTATTGGCAGTATGATTGGCAATATCGGAAACGCTACCTGGCAGGTTATTAACCAGATAGGCTCTGTACTGTCGCCGTCCAGCTTGTTCAATATCGGTGTTAATTTTCTTAAGGGGTTGTGGAACGGCATCAACAATGTCACTGACTGGATAGTTGGAAAAATTAAAGGGTTCACTGATGGCGTGATTAAGAGCATCAAAGGGTTCTTTGGCATTCATTCACCGTCTCGCGTGATGATGCAAATCGGCGAGTTTCTCGGCGAGGGCATGGCTATAGGTGTCTCTGGCAGTGTCGATGGCGTGCTTAGCGCGGTGGACGATATGAACGACGCTATTTATGGTCGGGTAGCAACATCGATTACGCCAGATTTGGCGCTGTCTGGCAGTGGTAGCGTGTCGCTCAGAGCTGATGATATCTGGGGCAGCAAAAACAATGGCGGCCCTAATGATGGGTATCCGCAAATCAACCAAACTGTCAACCTGACAAACGGTATCGACGTTGACCAATATAACCGCAGCTTGGTGCAGCAGATGAGGAGGGGCTAGATATGAGAACATATGACGTACAGATCACTAATATGCGCACCAACGAGAGCGTGTTTTTGGCAGGCAGTAAACAAGGGTTATCACACCTAACGCCGCCACTGAAAGGTTTTGGCGACCCTGACGTACGCAACAGCCAGTATGTGTTCTCTGGTGCGGATGGCGGTAGCGTAGATGAGCAGTTTTATGGTGTGCGACAAATACCGCTGAGTTTTTTCGTGTTGGTGGAGCATGACGGAAAACTGGCCGAGATGCACGCCGAGATGGCAAAAATTGCCAGAACTATCAAGATTCGTGACAAGTTGCGGGTGCGGCTGTTCACGCCAACCGGACGTGTTTATCAGACCATTGCCAAACTGACACAGCCTCTCGATCCAAAGATTGAGTGGCCGCTCATTGCCGACTATGACATCGAGCTGGTAGCGGGTGATCCGCGGATGTATGACTACACCGACGGCGCAGCACAGCGAATCACGCTAGAGCGTCCGCGTGACGGTGGTTTATTGTGGAGCCCGACAGGTATGCTTTGGGAGCGTGACGGCTTGCACTGGGTAGCTGGCGGAGGACTGAATCACGCCATAAATGATGGCAACACCTATGTTTGGCCGACAATCACAATTACCGGCAAGGTAACCAATCCGACCGTGTCCAATCAGACGACTGGCGAGGTTCTGGCGCTGAATATCAGCACAACAGACAACGACACAATCGTATTTGATACATACAACCGAGAGGTGACTCTGAATGGCGTGGGTATCGATAACAACCTCACCAGCAGTCAATATTGGCGTTTAGTGCCAGGGCTGAACGAACTGATTTTCAACACATCAAACAGCACTGATACTGGCACGGCTATCGTTGAGTGGTATAACGGCTACACGGGAGTGGCGTAATGGACGAGTACGTACCACCACGCTACACCATCGAGCTATGGCACCGCGGAAAGACCAAGGTGGCAGATATTACGAGGCTTTGCCAAGACATCGACTGGAGCATGATACGGAATGGTGTTGAGTCGCTAGATTTTAATATGTCGATGCCAGACTGGGAAGAGAAGTGCCGACGGATCGGCGAGAACCCAAACACTATCTTAAAGCCATGGGTGAGCGACATCAGAGTCAAGCGTAACGGCGAGTATTTGTTCGGTGCAGTGGTGGTAGAAGCAAACCGAAACCTGAACACCGACAACGCACGAATACTAGTGCAGTGCGACGGCTACTTGAATCTGATTGACGCACGATACTTGAATGGTCGCTGGAAAGGGATTGAAGCTACTGACATTGCCTGGGATATTATTCAGGAAGTGCAAAATAGACCTAATGGCGACGTTGGTATCACTAGGGGCAGCAGACAGCACCGCACCGGCGTACGACGTGACAGGACGGACGACTGGGAGGATATCAACGCTAAAGACGCGTTGGTGTCGCTAACCAATTTACAAGATGGCAAGTTTGATTTTCGGTTCACCTACAACCGCGAGTTTGAGACGTTCCAGACACTCGGCAACGAACGGCCAGACGTGACAGTACACTATCCCGATGACGGACTGGGAATTGGCGCCATCCGCATGGAGCTACCGCAGTCTGGAGCAAACTTGTACAACAACATCATAGGTAAGGCCTCTGGCATGGGTGAAGAGACAATTCGTTATAGTGCTGAGGACGTTTTGAGCCAGCAGGAGTTCATCTTACGAGAGAAGGTGCAGTTATACAACAGCATTAAAAATCTGAGCACGCTGGCGGGACACTGCGAGGCTGATGTGGCGGTAATGAGCCGACTGGTTGATCTGCCGCGCGTCACAGTGCGTGGTACTCAGTTTGATCTGAACAATATCGGCGTCGGTGATCGAATCGTTGTCGAGCAAAGCAAGTATTCGTCTTGTCCACTGAGTGGCTATTACCGTATCGAGCAGTTGTCGGTGAAAGTCGATGAAAATATGAGTGAAGAGATAACCTTAACGCTGGATAATTATGACCTATGAGTGAGCGTTTGAACCTAGTGGAGGAGCGGCGCGCCATTGGCAGGTTGCGGGCACTTCTGCGTGCCACCGAGCAGATGAAAGCGGCGCAGAGAACCAGTAATAAGTCTGGCATTATTTACTATGAAACGAAAAGCGCTCAAGAATATGACGCGATGATACCTATCACATACGACCCGACTTTTCTCGGCGGCAGAATAATCAAAATTGAAACGATTTTCACCGCACGTAAACAGCAGTGGCCGTATGTATTGTTCTTGCCGCAGTTTTACGTCAGTGACAACCCCGACACACTTGCTGGTGCACAGCCGATCACCGGCAGCATTATCGATCAGAGTGCACCAGACATTAACAAACTAGAGATACCAAACCAGCTAGCGTTCAACGTTACTACTTCAATCGACAATCCACGACCAGGGCAGACAAAATACGTCTACGCCAAGTGTATTTTTCTGGGAACCGACAAAGGATCGTTCAGTATGAAAGCGAGCCTATTATGAATCGGCTGAATATGCTACCTGAAAATCAACTAGCGGACATCCTGGCGTCACTTGACCGCAATATTCGCGATCTTAAAACTGGCCAGGTGATGGCATCGAGCGGGCTGGTGTTCTATGAAAGTGCCAGCAGTGGCGATTGGGACTTTAATCAAGTGGCTAATGTGGTTGGTGGACAACAGCAGGCATCTGGCGTGCCGTTTGTTATTACGGCGACAGCAAAAAAGGATAAAACATTCCTGTTGGCCGATTTGATTATTGACAAGGTGTTGATAAATAGTGCAGTGCCAGTGCGTGTTGACATGGTGCCGATATCGAGTGATTTGCGACACGTTCGCAGGTGGTTCGTATATGTGTTCGTGAGCAAGGGACTAACGAGCGTGTTGGCACAGATGAAGTGTGCCGTGGTGGCAAATACCGATGTTGATTTAACTGTCGAAAGCAGGATGTTATGAGGATTAAAGACATAGACGGTGAAACGATGGCGAGAATTATTACGCGATGCGAGCGTGAGATTGCAGAGATGAAAGCCACGCAGCGTGTTGGTGCTGATGGCGTGCAAGTGTTCCGTGTGAAATTAGAAGCGACTATCGACAAGC